CTTTTTGCAATACGCCCGTCGCGCCCACGCGCAAGCGTAAATTGCGAATGTACTGCAACGTCATTATGCGGCCTCGTTATATAAAAGTTGACACCTAACGCCAAGATCATCTTTTACAGCCTCAAGATTGGCACCGCTGGTATCATGCAACATTAATATCCCTTGCGGTAATGCTGGCAATTTAAACCGGCCAATTAAATTGGCATTTACCAGCAATGGAATAGCGCCAATTAAAACAATATTTTCATCATTGCGAATTGTTAAGGACCATTGCAATGTGCGCGTATTCCAGGCAATCTCAAACAAAAATGAACGCCCGTCAAGATCAACGCTAAAATCATAATTATCATATGCGGCGGTTAAAGGTATTTCGATAATTGCCATGTTACGCACCTAATCCGGTTAAAGCTGATAATATTGATCCGGCGCTGCCAAGAACGCCGGACGTAGGTGTTTCCGGTGTTAGTTTGCCGGTGCCAACCTTTTTGTTAAATTGTTTACCTGTAACCGCAACTGTTATTTCGGATGATTCAACAATTAATATTTCTTGAAATGTTGCATTAAACCGTAACGCTTTACCGGTATCAGCATTACGCGGCACGCTTAATGTTTTTAAAATCATATTTGCATATTGTTTTAATCCGGTAATCACCGATATTGGTTGGCGAGCTTTTTGAATTGCAACAAGTTCCTCATATGTTTTTTTGCTTAATGTATCGCTAAAAATATTGCGAACGCCGGTTAAATAATTGATCGGCGTATCAGATACAAGGCCCTCGATTGTTAAAGTTGCAGGTTTTACCTGGACGTGATCGGTAATTGTTGATCCAATTTCAACGGGATTTTCTGTTATATCACATTGCGTTTCGTGTGATTCGCTAATACAAACATCAACATCAATGGTTGCTATTTTAAGTTTATTTTTAGTGCCATAAATTAAAGATAATAAACCCATAAAAACCCCTTTTAATATGCAACCGCTGGCCGTGTCGCGCGCGCGGCCGGACGCAATATTTTTGCAAATTCCTCATTGGCCGCTTGGCGTACCGCCTCACCAATACCGGTTGCGTCTGAGCCTGGCGGTACGGTTACATTGATTGTTGACTGTATTTGATTAGTTGTTGCGTTGGCATTGGTTGTATTTCCGGTTGTCGTTGCCGGTGTTACGCCAGCAAATGGCGACGCAATAACCGATTGCACTTGATTAATATTTGTATCAGTTGCAAAACCAAGCGCACCGGCAATGCTATTAAATGCATTTTTAATTGGATCAATAATTGCGCTTTTTATTTTATTGCCAGAGATTACTGCAACGTCAATTATTGATTGCCATAAACCGCCAAACCATGTAACCAGTGATCCCCAAATGCCAACAACACCGTCATATGTTGATGATGCCATTGATACAATAGTGTCAAATACATTTTTAACCGTTGCATTAAACCAATTTAATAGATTATTTGCGCCAGTTAAAAAGGCATTCCAAACGTTAGATAACGTTGACGATATATCCTGCCAATATTTGATAATAAAATAAACTGCTGTACCAAGCGCCGCAACCGCCGCAATAGCTAACGTTACAGGCCAAAATGCAATTGCCCATGATGCGGCCGATTGCGCGGCCATCGCGACTAACACAAAAGTAAAGCGCGCAATGTTTGAAATTAACATTGCAATTGACTGGCCGGCGCTTAATGCCATTGATCCAAAACCGGTTGCGATTTTTAGCGCAAATGTACCAACGGCCATTCCCATTTTTGCAAAACCGGCAATCCAACCAATAACCGTTTTACCAATAAAAAATGCCGTAACGCCAGCTAAAGTTGCAATAATTCGAATTGCCCATTCATCAAATGCGCCGCCGCTAACGCCTAAAAAGTTTGCAATTTTAGTCCTAATTTTATCGTAAAAGTTATAAATCGCTGCTATTATTTTATCTTTATTTTTGAGTAAAAATCCAAGGGTTGATGGCCGGCCATCTAGCCACGCAATAAAGTCCTCAATAATAAGGAACGCACCAAGTACAGCGGCACCAATCAAAATTGGACCTAAAAATGCGGATCGCCAGGCCATAATTGCGGCCTTGCCGATTGCTAAAAATCCCTTGGCAACGTCAAAAAGCGCCATTCCCATGCGCCCTAAAAAATATAAACCAATCAAACTGCCAAGGACTTTTAGGACCGTAATAAACCCGCCAATGGACGCGGATATTTTATCAATACCGGTAATCATTCCCTTGATAACGTAATAAACTGCGGTAACAACACGCCATAATTGCTGTAAATATTTGATTAAAATTTGGACAAATGATTGTAACCTTGTTTTGATTAATTCGCGGTTTGCTTTAATCCAACCGCGCATATCAACCATCATATCATTGATAACTGGTATGATACCTGAGCCAATAATGCGGATTATTCCCTGCAATGTTGCCAGTAATGAATGTAACGTATCGTTAAAATTGTCGCCGGCCTCAATTGCCACATCATTCATAATAATGCCAAGGTCCGATGCGCTGGCGCCTAACTCATTAATTGCGGCCGATCCCTCGTTTAAAAATTGGATCATCTTATTGCCGCCGCGCCCGAATAATTGCAATGCCAATGCGCTTTTTTCCATTCCGGCCGGCATCTTTTTGAAGGTATCCGATAACTGTAACAGTAATTCATCCGGTGACTTTAAATCACCGCTTGCGTTTAGTGCGCTGACACCTAATTTTTGGAAAACTTTTGCCGTTTCACTGGTACCGTCCTTGGCATCATATGCGGCGCGTGACAATTGTTTTAAACTGACGGCCAAGTCTTCATTGCTGACGCCAGAAACGGCCGCCGCATAACTTAACTTTTGTAACATTTCATAAGATATGCCAGCGGCAATTGATGCGTCTTTTATTTCCTCAGCGGCATTGGCGGTTGATTTTGCAATCCCGAAAACCGCGCCAGCGGCCGTAACCGCAACTCCAGTCAACGCAATAAAGGATGACTTTAATGTTTCAATACCTTGTTCCATTTTTTTTAGCGGGGTTTCGTCAACCTCAAAACCAAATTTAACAATTAGTTCGCGAATGGTTGCCATGTTATTTACTCCGCTTGGCCGCGTATTGTTCGGCCTCATCTTTAATGTCTAACGCCTCATTGGCATCGGCCAGGTCCTCAATTGACCAATGCGCCTCAATATCTTTTAGTGTACCGCAACCGGCAATAATTACCCGCCAAACGGGCCATTCGATATTGGTGCGCCCTGGACTGTAACCGTTACCGGTTATTTTTGCAGGCCGCCGATGCCGGAAAAAAAATCTTTGTAATTTACCTCAAGAATAAACGCCAACACTTTTAGCAACTCGCCAATTTTTCCACAAAAATCAATATCAAAATTGATCGGTTTATTGTTACGGGTTGTTGATGTTAGTAAGTCCTTAACCGTAACCTCAAATGTGTTTTCATCACATGATGTAAAGAAACATTGAACCGCTTTACCCAATGTTTCCGTTGTAATGTTTTGATCCGCAATGCTAGCCCCTGGTTTGATCTCACCCGCCAATTTTGACAATGGTTCGGCAATAAATTTACCAACGCGATGTAACATTTTAAGCGATTTCGTCGCGCCAAATTGCGTGACGGTATATGAATTATCACCGATTATTTTATCTTGAGTATGTTGCATTTGTGACACTCCAAAAAAAGGCGGCCATTACGCCGCCAAATGTGCATAATTTGTGGATAACTTAATTGCCAGCGGTAAACATCGCCAGACTATCAGTCTCCAAAATCCATTCGCGCGAACCAATTTCACGGCCAAATTCACTATCAGGCTGTTTAACAATCCATGCGGTTTCCGCCGCGTAAAGTGATAAACCTGAATTATCTTTTATCAACAATGGAACGACGCCATTATTGGACAACTCATCAAGTGCCGCAATACCGCTTAAAATCGCGTTACTGTCACTTGATTGCGCCAAGGTGATTGTTACCTTGCCTGATTTATTATTGGACTTGGCGCGCGTTCCCTCGCCATCGGTACCAACGTAAAGTGCAAACGCATCGGCATTGCGCGCAACGGTTACAAAAGAACCGTCCGCAAAACCAGTCATTGCGAACCCGCCGATTATTACGGCAACCTGGCTTGGATCATAAGTTTTAACTGACATAATAAAGCCCTTTCATATTGCAAAATTAAATGGAAACGGTACCGCGTATTTGTGTCTTATGAACAGCGCCAGCAAGGGTTGCCGCAAATGTAATACCTGGCAAATATCGTAATGCTTTATCAGCGGGCGATACATCAACAACTTTTGGAACGGTAACGGTAAATTCAGGATCGGCCGCAAGCAAGCCAACGGTTACGCCCTGTTTAAGTTGCGCGCGGACTTCGTTTTCAATTACTGCAACGCCGGCATCGGTAAACGGTATTTTTTTAAGCTGTACCAATTTAGCGTATACGCGTTCTTGGATGCGCGCCTGTAACCAGTCAATGCCAATTATCACGTCGATAAATTCGCCGCTTGCAACAACGCCCTCAGCGGTAATATTAACGCCACCAATGGTTTCGTATGTGTTGCCGTTTTTGGTTTTGATTGCAGTTGATTCGGTTGCGGTTAGCAAATCGGCAGTTACGCCGGCCAATGTTTTAAATTTAAAAGTTGCGCTGCCAGGGTCTTGAGGCAACATTTTTCCAAGCCAACCAGCGTCAATAAAGTCATCGGCAGTTGGAAAATGAGCGCAAACAACGGACCGATCATAAGCGGCCAATTTAAGCAGGTACGCAATATCGGTTGTTGCGGCGCCAACTTTTAAATCGGCATCATTCGAACGTGCAAAAAATATTTTGCGGCGCGCCTCAATCCAAGCGGCGGCGGCCAATTGGCTTGCCAGGGTACGGATTGTTAGGGTTAGCGCATACCAATCATCGGACTCAAGAACAATTGCATCTAGCGCCGTAACAATGGTTATTTCTGGAGTTGAATTGGTTAGGGTACCAGTTAATCCAACTACGGTTGTAATTGCTAAACCCGTTACGCTTAATGTCACGCCCGCGTCCGCTGTAATTGTCAGACTAAAATCTGGCGTGCCAGCAAGGACAACGGTATCAACACCGGCAACCGCCAAAATTGCGGTGCGCAACAAGGCAAAAGTTGCAGCGGTACAAACGGTTCCATTTACAGTGACGCTAACCGAATCAGCGCCGGCCATATCCTGGTTAAAATCGAGTAAATAAACGCCGGCGGTTATTGCGGCGGACCGTCCAATTGCCAATCTTGGCGGACGTGGGTTTTGCGCAAATGCGGCGTTGGCGGCCTTGTATTCATCAGTGTTTGCGGCAAAATCAACCAACACGCCGTCCATATCCTCATAAAAGCGGATGCGTTCAGGGAATGTTGCAGCAAATCCCAAAATCATCATGGTGCCAAAACCTGCTTGCGACACACTGGACGTTTGCCTGGTTATTTGCACATCAACAATACTTGATAAAGTCATAATTTTCTCCCATTAAAAAAGGCCAATAAACCTTATGATTAATATAACCGTATCCAATCCATAATAAAACCAGGCAACAAAAATAAGGACAATCAAAAGCCATTTAGCCGGTAAAGGTAATTTGCTAATCAACCTTAAAATCATTTAACCCTCAATAATTTGAGTCTCGCCCATGCCAGAAATTTGAACATCAGTCATATATCCAACGGTGTCAGTTGCGGTTGCAATCGCCATCAAGTCAACGTCAAACGTAAAATGTTCTTCAAATTTTGTTTCCAGGTATGACGTTAAATTTAAAAGATCACCTTCAAATGTTACCGCAACACCGGCAACGCGTAATGCATCCAATACGCTCGGCTTGCTTAAACTGAAATTAAGCGTTTGCGCCGTCTGCATAATTGAT